GCAGTTGCTGAAGAAGCACCTGCTGTAACTGCATCAGCAGACGAGGCACCAGTTGCCGAGGCTGTAGCTGAAGTTGCTCCTGAGGCTGAAGCATCAACAACAACAGAAACAGCTCAAGTTATTGAGCAGAAGGAGCAGGAGGCACCAGTGACCGCCGCAGTATCATCAGAAGAAACTTCAAACATTGAAGTTCCAGCTGACCGTCGCCCAGTAGCTCAGGCTTCAGTAGCCGCCGTGGCAATCACAGCGGGTGCTGACATTCCTGGCTACTCAGCCGGCAGCGAAATTAAGGACATGAACGAAGTAGCTGGCCTTATGGCAAAGCGTCTTCATGGATTCCGCAACGTAAATGGTGGAAATGGAGAGCAGCACATTGTTGCTTCTTTCTCAACATCATTCCCAGAAGAGCGCACATTAACAAATGATGCAGAATCAAACTGGGCAAAAATCCAGGCAGTAACATCCCCTGAGGCACTTGTTGCTTCTGGTGGCCACGTTGCACCGTTCGAAGTTAAGTACGATATCTTTGGTATCGGCTCAACAGCTCGTCCAGTGCGTGACTGCCTACCTAAGTTCCAAGCTAACCGTGGCGGTATCCGCTTCGTAACTCCACCAGTACTTAGCTCATACGCTAACGCTGTTGGTGTTTGGACAAACGCAGTTGACACAAACCCAGGAACTGAAACCAAGCTTAGCTTGACAGTTGCTGCAGCAGCAGAGACCACCGTCGCAACTGACGCTGTAACTCTACAAATGCAGTTTGGTAACCTTGCAACACGTGCATATCCTGAATTGATCGCTCGTCACAATGAGCTTGGTCTAATCCAGCACGCACGTGAAGCTGAGCAATACCTAATGGGCAAGATCGCATCTGCCTCAACAGCAGTAACAACCACATCTTTAATTGGATTTGGTCGCGACTTCCTAGTTCAGATTGGCCGCGCAGCTGCAGCCTACCGTTCACGTCACCGTCTAGAGACTGATGCGCCACTTCGCGCAATCATTCCTGGCTGGGTCAAGGACGCAATGGCAGCAGATCTTGCACTTGCAATGCCTGGAGACAACTCACTCAACGCTTACGGAGAAATCGATGGTTATGCTGCAGCACGTGGCATCAACCTCTGCGTAGCGCTTGATCAGAACGTCTTCTCAGCACAATCAACAGGAGCTCTAAACGAGTTCGCAGATTCATTCACATGGTACCTATTCGCAGAAGGTTCATTCTTGTTCCTTGATGGCGGTACTTTGGATCTTGGTATCGTTCGTGACTCAACACTTGTTGGCACAAACGACTACAAGATGTTCGTTGAAACTTTCGAAGGCGTAGCTTTCGTAGGTGTTGAATCTCTAGCAATTACATCAACCATTAGCGTCAACGGTGTAGCAGCAGCTCTCCGCGACACTACTGGTGGTGCAACAGCAGCGGCGATTGAGTACTAAGCCGTAACCAAGTACTAATGTTGAGGAGGGGCTCGGAAACGGGCCCCTCCGATACAAATAAACAAACAAACTTTTAGATTAGGAATTAAAGATGGCTTTTAGAGGAGTTTTCGAAGCACCGAAGATCACGCCTTCGGAGTTCGGTCTATTCACCGTAGCAAAGCCTGACACTCGTCCAAGCGAGGATCAATGGATCCGAGGATTCTCACAAGAGTGGGACACTGATATCTATTCTGCAAAGAACTACGACAACGTAGGTAGTACAGACGTTGCAGTTGCCGGAACCGCGACACCAGGCCAATACCGATACCTTGAAGTCAAGCCATTTTTTATTGAAGCTGAAGACTACCGCTCGACACTAGACGCTAACGGCCCTGACTACAGAGAACGAGTTAAGCGTCAGCTTGACGGAGTAACACAGAAAGCAATGGAGCGTGAGCTCTGGAATGGCGTAATTAGAAAAGGCCTGTCTCACGCAAATAAAGCGCTTAGCGATGGTGGCGCAACGCTCATTAACGGAACAACAGCGCTATCAGCTGTGCGCGCGCTCGCGCTACTTGACTTTGAACTAGCGGATACCTCCCCTTGTGGAGAAAACGGCGTCATTCACATGACGAAGGACGTGGCTGGTCTTCTATCAGCTAACTACATGATCTTTCATAACGTAGAAGGAGGCCACCTCCAAACAGTCAGCGGAACTAAGATCATTCTTGGTTCTGGATACAATGGAAACGGCCCAGATGGACAAACAGGCGCAACGGCGTCAGCGACAAACAAATGGATGTACGGCACTGGCACAGTCAAGACAGTTCTTGGCGACGTCGATGTCGTTACTGACACGCTAGCTCAAGGCTACGACGTGGCAGGGAACAAAAATGATATACGTATCAAGGCAATCCGCCCAGCGGCTGTTTATTTTGATACGACCATTCACCTCGCAGTAAGAATCGATCTAACAGCGTAGAATTATCTACGTTGATAGCTAAATAAGGAGAAAGAAACACATGGCAACTCAAGATTACGCCGCAAGTATTCAAGGCGTGTCCATTCGGGTTACTCGCCTCGATGCGGCCGGTAATCTTCTGAACACACCAGGAGACAGCTACACTACGTCAGCTTTCATCCGCGTTTCATTTACGCCTGAATATGAAGAAGGAGACGAAATCACAGAGAAGGCTGCCGATGGCACCGTCTGTGTAGTTTACAAGTCTCCAGATACGCTAAAGCGTATCACAATGGAATTGGCAATTTGTGAGCCAGATCCTGAACTAACACAACTTTTGTCCGGCGGTCTCTTGCTTCGCAAGAACCTCGGAACATTCGCAGCACCAAACCGTAAGTCAATCGGTTGGTCTTCACCTGCAGTAGGAGATGATCCTGCAGCAACTGGTGTAGCAGTCGAGTGCTGGTCACATGCAATTAAGGATGGCAAGAAGTCATCTACACTGCCTTACTTCCACTGGGTATTCCCATACGTAAAGGTCCGCCAATCTGGCGACCGTGTAATTGAGAATGGTTTGCTTGCAAATACATTTGAAGGTTACGGCCTTGGAAACACTCTGTTTGGAACAGGACTTGATGGTCGCTGGGAGTTCCCAGTTGCCACAGAGCGTCCGTACTCATACGCACGCGCGACATGGGCACCAACAGGACGTAACGGTTTCTACAGATGGCACCCTGATCTTGTAGCTGCTGTATCAAATAAGGCAATCACAACTAACGTTGCGACTCTTACAACATCAGCTGCACACGGATTTGAGATCGGTGACAGCGTTGTAGTTACTGGAGTAGATGCGACACTAAACGGTACCTACACAATTACCGCAGTGCCAACCACTACATCATTCCGCTACGCTAAGACAGCAGGAGACGTTGCCTCAACAGCGGTATCACCTGTAGGCGCAGCAACAGTGATGGCAGACAGCCGTGACGTCACTGACTTCACAAGCCAGGGATCAACGTCTGCGTATAACATCCCAGGAAACAATGATTACAACGCCGATCTACCAATCGACTTTATCATTGCTTCAAACGAGGATCCACAAGCGTAATTTAAGTATAGCAGGCGGTGTGCCGATGTGTAATAGGTATACACAGGTACACCGCCTGTTTTATTAAATAGGACAAGAGGGACGGTATGAGTAACCTTTGGGTAACACCCGACGAGCTTGGCACACCTTACGCCGACTCGGAATTTGCCTATGAAGCTTGCAAGTCAGCATCTGGACTTCTCTGGTCAATGTCAGGTCGCAAGTACAGTGGGATAACAACTGTAACAGAGCGATACGTCTGCCAGAACCGAATCTTCCGCTACGGTGCGTCTACAAACACGTATCAAGCGGTTCTTCTTGACGGAGCAGTATTTAACATTCCAGCGGATGAGTTTGAGGGCGGAGTAGTCGATGGACTGTCTCCAGAGTCCCGTATTCGTCTTCGCGGACGCCCTGTAACAAAGATTCACACAATTCGTCGTCGTGACGGAGTTATTCTTGACCCATCAGCGTACTACCTAGTAGATCACTCAACAGTTCAAGCTGCCACAGGTATTCCTTGGACGCCTTGTAACTTAGAAATTACATACTCGTATGGCACGTATGCTCCTACTATGGGAAGAATGGCCGCACGAACACTTGCAATTGAATTTGTAAAGCTTTTTGAAGGATCTGACGACTGTGCTCTTCCACAACGCGTCACGTCCATAGCACGACAAGGCGTCTCCTACACGCTTCTAGACAGCCAGGACTTCATCGAAGAGATGCGCACTGGTATCTACATGGTAGATCTATTTCTTAAGTCCACAAACCCAGACAAGGCACGAGCAAAGGCTCGTGTATTTTCTCCTGATGTTCCACGTGGACGTCGCTACACTCCAAAGCCTCTTCGTCTTGGCACAAGTGAGCTTGATATTGAGGTAAAGTCAACTGGAGGATCTGTTACTGTTCCTCTCGAGTACATTGCAGCCGAGTTTCTTGTCGAGCAAGGAGACTGGGTCCCAAATCTTATTATTCGCAACTATGGACAAACAAAGCAGCTTGATACTGACCAGGGAGCGGTAAGTATTGATGAGGCAGCGTATGACATTACATTCAATGTCAGCTACGCGAATGCCCTTAGCGTTCTAGGCATGGTTGATCCTGGCACATATGATCTTTACGCCTCAAGACCAAGCGTGGAATCACCGGGAACCACTGAAACTGTCCTTATCTGCTCAGGTAACATAAGATTCCAACTAGCGAACGCAAACATCAATGCGTTCACACTTGGTGGAGCGTAAACCAACGACATAGAGGAGAAATAACGATGGCTGACAGCAAGAAACCGTTTATCATTACTAACTTTCGCGCGATAGATATGCCTAATGCGCGTAAGGTAGCTAGCCCTGCTTCAAAGGCTCCTATAGCCAAGAAGAGAGCCGCTCAGAAGGGTGTAGAGACACTTTCACCTGCTCCTGAGGCTAATTCCACAGGTACGGAATAAGGGTATCTAAATGGCTGCCGTATACGACGTTTCTAGTGTAGATCCAGACGCACTTAGTCTTAAAAACATGATGGACCAGGTCCTCGAGAAGGTTACATCCGTTCTTACATCATATGGTGTCCCTCTACCTGCTCGCTGCTACTGGACAATGGGAAATCCTGCGATTGACTGCGAACAGCTTGTCGTTTCATTCATTCAAATGTATCTTGGAACTCCAGGTGACCAAGCATCAACCCCGCAAAGATGCCACATGCCACGAACAGCAGTTTTAGCTATCTCTATTGCTCGCGAGGTGCCTGTAGTTGGAGTAAATGGCCGTCCTCCGTCAGCTGAAAAGATTGAGGCAGGCAGTGCGCTATCCGCTGTTGATGCGTGGGTACTTATGGAGTCAATGAAGTCATTTGATCCTTGGGATGAGACTGGCTTAGGGCTTGGAGTTATTGCAACTGTTGATGCTCCAACTGTTGAGGGTGGTTTTCAACTTGTCAACATGCAGCTCTCTGTGGTGGTGCCATAATGGCAAACGTCGTAAACGTAAAATTCTACCCAAACTTTGACTTCATGCTTAATGGAGCAGGTGGAATGGTTGATAACAGCATGCGGCGTCGCGCGCTTTCAGTTCAAGCAGCAGCACGCAGGCAGGTTGGAAAAAGAACTGGCTTTCTTGCAAAGTCAATTCACTCAAGGAGAAGTCGTGACACCTTCGGACCTTATTGGTACGTAGGTTCAACGGTTAGCTACGCATACATGCATCATGAAGGCACCCGTCCTCATGTGATTGCGCGCAGCGGAGGAGGCAAACTTAGGTTTGCAACTAGCGGAGGAATAGTGTTTGCTCCTATAGTTAGACACCCAGGAACTAGACCGAATAGATACCTTAAAGACAGTCTCTATCTCGCTTTAGTTTGATAAAATAATAAATCGAGACACTAGTCTCAATGACACAGGAAAGAGAGAAAAATAATACATGACTACTAGATTCAAGGACTTTGGATCGGGCGAAGGTGTTGAAACTAGCCCATTGTCCTTTAAGCTTCACAACGAAGAATTTCACTGTGTTCCAGCAGTGCAAGGAAAACTCATGTTGCAACTTGCTGCAAGCTCTGGGGATAATGACCCATCTAAGGCAGCAGGAATGATTGACACGTTTTTTGCGCAAGTACTTCTTGAGGAAAGTTACACACGCTTTTCAACTCTTCTTGCTAGCGAAAAAATTGTGCCAGTTGAAACCCTGGCAGAAATTACGGCATGGCTTGTAGAGGAATACTCAGGCCGCCCTACGGAGCGGCCAGAAGTCTCCTAGAGTGGGGGATTGACCTCTGGCCCTATGTGAATGGAAGAGCATTAGTGAACGGACTGCAACTCGCAAGCATGCCTGCTTCAGACATGTTAGACGTTCTTCACTACTTCCTTGAGGATGATATGAATTATGGTACCGCAGAGCAAGCCGATGCTCGTGATGCCGTTCGTACTCAAATCTACGAAAGCATGTACGACACTACCTATAAGTATGGGAAGAAAAA